CTACCTTTTCTTTTCTTAGGTGGTTTACGAATGTGTTTATTTTCTAAGTTTCTTTTTGCCATTTTTAATTTTTACTTTAACATTAGATCCTTGTTGAGCAAGTAAGCTAGGTTTCTTTTTAGAATATGCTTGAGCAAACATTGTAGTAATTTGATCTGACATTATTTAATTCCTTTAATTTCTCTTATTCTTTTAACACCATGCTTATCAGTTTCAACAATTGCTTCAACTTCTTTGCATTCCATTCTTACAGTATCTGTGCCACCATCACGTTCTACTTTACGTTTCTGTTCTAAGCAATCAGCAAGATTAATTTTAGGTGAATAGTTTTCTAACTTACCATTAAGAAACATAAGTAAAGCAAATACAATCTCACCCATTACTTACCTCTTAATGAATCTAATTCTTTTTCTAACTTATCTATCTTCTTTTCTAATTGGCTAATGATAACTTTAGTGTGTACGTTTTCTTCTAATTGTTTAGAATGCTTGTCTATTGATTTAGCTTGATACTCAATCAACATATACATCTCTTGGTTCTTAGGAGTTTGTTCAGCCTTTTTTAATAAATCTTGCGACATTAACTTCTCATTAGTTTCTAATCTATTAAGTCTTTCAACTATTCCAAAGTAAGTCCAGACAGCTACAACGATAGCAGATACAATGGCTACTATATTTTTAATTGGTAAAGATACTTGTGTTTGATCACTTAACTTTAGATCACTCATTTTATTCTTTAGGTTTATTAGCTAAAGTTCTTGCGATAGATTCTCCTGATCTACCTACAACATAACCTCCTAAACCTATTTGTAATAATGTCCAGACATCGCCAGGAAGATCAATAGTAATAGCTGCACCAAATAAGAACTTAACTATTGGACCAAATATATAATTCCATACTAGAATAAATATAAGCACATACATAAGTAGTGGTCGCCAGCTAGATGCAAACCAACCAGCTTTAGCTTCTGCTTCTATAATCTTTGCAGCTGCTTGTAGTTCTTGTGTGTTTGATTGTAGTAATTGTGTTTGTAAATCTGATTTTAATTTAGCCTGTAAGTCTTTATCAGGTACTGATTTTTCTATTGTAGAAAATAAGATTTTAGCAAGAGGTGCAACTGCTCCTAACATTTGTAACATTTATGCCTGACACTTCCTCATTAAGTTAGACAACTCTTCGCATCTACTTGGTGTTTGTCTATACCATGCTGAGTTTAACATTTCCTCAGCAGCTCGTGTATAATCAAATTCATTTAAAGCTGCAAACATATTCTTGAATTTAGAAACACCAGTCTTTCCTAATTGAAATACCATCTCAATAATAATACCTTTAGCAGCCATAGCTATATCTAATGTGCCAACTAATTCTTCCATACCTTGCTTAGCTTTATTAAAATCTTTATCAAATAATTCTTCTAATATATCTTTGTCGTAGATAATACCTTCTTCAAAATCATCATCTTCAGTAAGTAGATGACCATAGCCAATGGTAGCTTTACCTAATGAGTCAAGGTAAACCTTAGCTATAAAACCTTCGTGCTTTTTAATTCTGCTTTTAACGTCTTCGTAATTCATTTGATTAATATCTTACCATCTTCATATACATAAACAATCCTAACATTTAAACCTTTTTGTATTTTAGATGGTGATCTATTTATACGATCATTCTTTTTGTGTGCGTATTTAGTAGCTGACTTTCTGTATGATACAGTCTTAACGTCATAGTTGTTATACTCTTTTGTCTTAGTGTTATAAGTTATAATATCTATTGGACCAACACCACCTAGTGCTGTGAATACAATTAAGTTTGGATCTTTAGCAAAGTGTGCTTGAGCTAATGCTTCAGATACTAATCCTTTGTCTGCCTTTAACAATTTAAAACCCTGTGTTGTTTATTTAACGAACTTTAGAATAGAAAGAATAGAACCAACCAAAGCACCAACAATAATTAGGAAAGCAATAACACCCTTACCCTTATTCATATCAGCACGAAGATCTTTAACATCAACTCTTAACTCATCTATTGTTTTGATAAGTGTACTCATTCGTTCAGCACAAATCTTTTCATGTGCAGATAAACGAATAGAGGTACCAGATGTAGCTGTTTTCTTTCTCTTCATACACAAGGTATAGTGTTTGTGGATAAAAAGTCAATTATAGATTGTGTTGAAAATAAGGGTGGCTATTCACCACCCCTATTATATAGACTATTCTTCTTCGTCTTCTTCTTCGTCTATATCAAGATCCTCATCTTCTGATTCATCATCATAAGAATCTTCTGGATTTATCTTTAGCTCAAGATCATCAAGGAGATCTTTAATCTCATAGATAATATCTTCAGCTGATTTCTTTTTCTTTGCCATGCAAACTCCTATAGTTGGTTTGGCATGTGCGAGATAAAGTTAATTGAATAATAAGTAAATAAAATTATTTTTTATAACTTATTGTTTTATAACTATTATTTATTTATTTTTTATATAATTTTTCTACTGTATCTGCGTAGTTCTTCCAGAATGATTTTGCATCTTCAAAAGCATCTGCATAGAACTTAGTCCAGTAGTTTTTAATATCAGTATAGTTTAACATAATATTCTCCATTGGTTAATGAAGTCTATATAGGTTAAATTATTATATTTTCAATATGGCTTTGATAGATTCAATAGCTTTGCTAAGTTCATCTTTGTAAGCGTAACCTACAGATACTCCAGCTATTAAACCAATAATAAGTGTAATCATATTATTTCTTGTTTAGTTGTGTCATAAACATACCATGATACTCGGTAGAACCCAAGTGTGTTATTGGTGTAGATAGATCTGTCCAGATCTCAAATCCACACTCTTCAGCTAATCTACAGAAGTAATAGTCTTCAGATAAGAATCTATTTACACCATCTTTCTCTTTATAGATTCCAACAGGGAAAAAATCATAAGCATTATCTGATCCTTCTATTCCTGTTCTTAGATCTGGTTTATATTTAAGCTGAGGATTTTTATCCATGATAGTAGTAAACACCTCACGTTTAATCATCATGAAACCTGTAGCACTTTCTTTTACCCTTGCGAATCCCTGTTTAAATTCTGTGTTAGGATATAGATTAACATTGAACTGCAAAAGATAATCACGCATTGTTTGCTCATCTATGTCTGTATTCTCTTTGATACGATCTAGTAATTGCTGCCAATAGAATCCTTTTACAGGATAGGTGCAGGTAACAACTTCTTTATTAAAGTCTATAACTCTTAAAAGATTCTGTAATGTGAAGCCAATGTCAGCATCAATGAATAAAAGATGCGTACCATTAAATTCTTTATTATCTAAGAACTTAGTTACAAACTTATTTCTAGCACGATTGATTAAAGATTCAGTGGGTAGTGTTTCAATCCTAAGATTATGTCCCATATCATTTAAAGGTTTAATGATATTGAATAGTGAATGAAATGTTAGATTACTGATGTTGCCACCATAACATGGTATAGCTATTAGTATATTCATTTAAGATAAATGGAGTTCAGTTAATTCTTTAACTTTACCAACTGTTCCTTTTATAAAGACATTAAAAGCTAAACTAATTCTAGTGTTATCTCCTTGCTTAGTTTCTACCATGTGCGTCAATGAAGAAGGAAATAGTATTATATCTCCAGTCTTAACAGAAAACCACCAAGATTCTGAGTTCCAAATATTCCAATCTTTGATTTCTAGTTTAATTGTTTGGTATCTGTCATTAAAGAATTTAATCTTATCATGTTCTTCATGGCAGTTAATATAAAACACTCCTGATACTAATGAATTTGGATGTGCATGTTTATGATGATATTGATTTGTTTCAGTGTAGTTTAACCAAGACTGAGTAATATAAGGTGTAATATTATTAGCTGGAGAAATAACTTTATCAAAATAATCTTGCACTCTTAAATCTAATTCTTTTTTAATATTAGCAAAAGGCTTTTCATTAAGAATATAATTATTGTTTGATGTAATGTTGCCATCATTTTTATAGAAATCTTTTTTATTCTTATCTACAAACTTTAATTCTAATGGTGTTAATTTTCTATCTAGTTTAGATATGTAAATAGGAGTTGGGAATATACCATTGATATTAGATTCAATCATTTTAAATTTTCTCTTATTTTAGTTGCTGATATTTCTTGTATTTCTTTTGGTAAAACAATTTCTTCAATCTTATAACCAACTCCTCTACCATAACAAATATTAGTAATGTTAGGTACTCTTATAACTTCAAATTTATCTTTATAATCAATTAATGCTTTTTCAATTCTTTCTTTAACATCATTAAAATCAAAAGGATTACTCTCATCTCTAGGTGTATCTCTAACCATAATAATAACTTGACCAGTTTTTTCTAATATCTTTTTAAACAAAGCTAGATGACCAGCATGAAATGGTTGCCACCTTCCTAACATCTGTGCTGTCGGTTTATTGTAGTCTATCATGTATCTCCTTTATTATGTTGTTATAATTAAAATTATTTATTTCAAAATTTACTTTTTTAGGTTTCTCAAATACTTTATTGGTATCTTCAAATCTTCCTTTATCAATAGTATTCATCCAAATCTTCATATCGTAGAAAGATCTATAGGATTCAAAGGGACAAACAAAATCTACAACTACATGATTAACTGCAAGATCACACATTGTCATCATTCTGTTTGCTTGTCTTCTTCTACCAGTATCTGTAAAATCCCAATCTTCAAATAGCTTTCTAATTTCATCAGCATTAAAATGAGGTATTTTTTTACCTTCTACTAATTTTTTAGCAAATGTAGTTTTGCCAGATCCTGGTAATCCAAATATTAATATTTTCATATATCTAAGTTAGAGTATTGTTTTATTATGTTGAGTGGTAAATAGTCTTTAATATTATATTTATTAAATTCTATTTTGTTTGTTCTTATAGTGTGCAAATCAAATGGCAATACATTATCATCATAAGATATATTATTTGTAGAAAATTGTTTAATATTGTTTATATCTATATTTTCAAATTCAACTTCTAAGTAATTAAATATTTTTTTAAGAGTGTCATTCGTATTGTTTACTAAATCATTATAATTAATAATAATATGATCTTCTTTGTTTTGGATAATGTTCTTTATACTCCATAATGATTTGCCAATAACATCTTGTTTGTTTAAAAGTTGATTGCATCTTAATTCAACATCTATTGGTTTTTCAATTTTTATAAATGATGCAAGACATTCTAATACTGGTCTATAAAGAATAATAAATTTAGGTTTCTTAATTATTGATTTTAATAATTGTAAATTTGTAGGAGTTCCCCATGTTCCTCTAGTAATAATATTATTTACATTCCATTCTTGGTAATAATTATTAAATACATTATTAACAATATTGTTATAAGATTTATGATCTGGAAAATTTGTAAATAATTGATCTTTTTTAATTAAATGTAATTGATAAATTATCTCAGGTAATATTGAATTAGCTGTTAATCTAATATCTTTAGATTGATTTAATATAGAACCTAATAGCGTGTTCCCAGCTCTTGGTAAGCTACACAAAAAATAATATTCCCTCATTGTTTTGAAGGTAATATACTAAATGGCTATATAGTTGTCAAATCCCAAGATTGATTAGTTTCGTTCCAATTCCAATATTGGTTTATTTCTAAACCATCTCTATTTGGTTTTGGTATTGGAGATTCCCATAAACAAGTATTTTCGTTTAATATCCAAGAATTAAAAGGTTTAGGTGGAATGAAAGCATCTCTTGTTTCGTCATAAGTATAACCTATTCCTGCATGATTTTTTCTTAAAGGTGTTCCATTATTATTATGAACTCCACCATTAGTATTATAAGATGTTTGTTTCCAAATAGCCCAGCCATGTAGTTTAGTTAAAAAATCTACACCAATATCTTCTCTTTCAATTCCATTACTGTCATGTAACACTTCATTAACAACAGAATGAACTGCTATAACTTTATTGTTTAATCCTATTTTAGCAAAACTAGCCATTATACTGTATAACTCCCATCTCCATTAAATTGTAAAATTGTATTACTACCAGATGTTGTAACTGTAGGCGAACCTGTTGAAGTGTTTGAATATAAAGCAGTTGGTACACTTAATATAACAACTCCTTTACCACCAGCTCCACTATTAAAAGCATTTGAAAGATAACCACTAGCACCACCACCACCGCTTCCAGTATTAGCAGTTCCATTTGTTCCATTAAGATTACTAGTACCACCAGTTCCACCACCACCAGTTCCGCCTGGACCAGCACTGCCACTATAAGATCCACCTCCACCCCCACCAGCTCTAGTTACTGAAGAACCTGTTATTGAAGAAGCAGTTCCATTTCCACCAGCTGCCCCACTATCACCAGTAGCTGTTACTCCAACTGCACCTGCTCCTCCTCCTCCTCCTGCTCCGTATTGTCCAACAACACTATTTCCACCACCATTATTACCTTGTGATGGTGATGTGCTTGGAGTATTTCCAGCACCACCTTGTGTACCAGAATCATCATATCCAGAAGCACCTCCTCCTGAACCTCCTGCAAGACCAATTTGATTTGGTGTTCCACCACCTCCTCCGCCTCCACCTCCGCCAGCAGAAGTAATTGTTGTTAATCCTGAACCTGATATTGAAGAATTTGAACCACTATTACCTGCTGTATTAAGTACATTTATACGAGCAGCACCACCATCTCCAACTGTTACTGTAATTGTATTTCCTATTGTGGCTGTTTGAGTTGATGTTCTATATCCTCCAGCACCTCCACCTCCTGCGTAATAGTGTCCACCTCCTCCTCCTCCACCACCTATTACTAAAAAATCTATTGAGTAGCTTGTTGGTGATAAAGCATCTGTTCCTTCATTAATTCCTGAATAAGCTAACCAACCTTGTGTTGAATCTATATAAACTAATCTTGCACCTTCTCTTTCACCACCTAAAAGTACATTATCTGTTGAACCTTCTATTTTATTACCATTTGGATTAATTGTTAATTTATTTGTATCAAAAGTTCCTGCATAATCTAAAATTATAACCTCATCTCCAGCACTTGGAGTTGCAGGTAATGTTACTGTAAATGCAGAAGAAGTTGTATTACAGAAATATCCTTTATTAGCAGTAGCAGTAAATCCTGTTGTTTTAACAGATGTGTCCCAATCAGCAGTTCCATCTGCAGAAATTGTACTAAAAGATAATACACCAGAACCATCAGTTGTTAATGCCTGTCCAGCAGAACCATCAGCATTAGGGAATTTAATTCCATCTAAATTTAATTTACCAGTACCTTTTGGAGTAAGTTTAAGATCAATATTTGTATCATCTCCAGTAGCTGCTATTTCTGGTGCAGTACCTGTAGCAGAATTTGTTACAGTTATTTCATTAACCGCACTAGCTGTTTCTGCAAATTTAACTAATTCTAATGTACCATCACCGATAGATTGTCCATTGACATCTAACATACCACCAAGTTGTGGAGTTGTGTCTTGTACTAAATCTGTAATACCACCTGAAGTAATTGATACCCAAGCAGAACCTGTGTAATATTTTAAAACAGTACCTACTGAATTGTAATATAAATCTCCTGCTGTTAAAGCATCACCATCATTATCTAAAGTTGGATCTGCAGTTTTAGAACCTAAATAAACATCATCAAAGTTATCAGCCGCAGCTAGAGCTGCATCTCTTGCACTGTTTGCCGCATTAGCTGCATTACTAGCAGTGTTAGCAAAGTTACTAGAATTATTAGCAAAGTTTGATGAGTTAGCTGCATGATTGCTAGATGTATTAGCGAAGTTGCTAGAGTTAGCAGAATGATTAGATGAATTACTTGCATGATTGCTAGAAGCATTGGCAAAGTTTGAACTGTTTGCCGCATGATTTGAACTGTTGTTTGCAAAGTTAGATGAATTGGCAGAATGATTACTAGAAGCATTCGCACTATTAGAACTATTGTTAGCAAAGTTGCTAGAATTTGATGCGTGGTTAGCTGATGTGTTAGCACTATTACTAGAATTGTTTGCAAAATTACTTGAGTTACTAGAATGATTTGATGCTGAGTTTGCACTGTTACTAGAATTATTAGCAAAGTTAGAAGCATTGCTAGCAGAATTTGCAGAAGCATTAGCATTAGCACTTACATCAGCTAAATAAGTTGATGCAGTGTTAGCAGAATTTGAAGCATTGTTTGCAAAATTAGAACTATTTGCAGAATGATTAGCAGATGTATTGGCACTGTTAGATGAGTTGTTAGCAAAATTAGAACTGTTAGATGCAGAGTTAGCAGCTGCATTAGCTGAGTTTGTAGCAGATTGTGCATCAACAATTAAATCCCATTTAGCTACATCAGTATTAGAACTGATAGGAGTAGAACCTGTAGATGTGTGAGTTGTGTTACAAAGATATACGTTATTGTTAGATGAATCTTTTACAATATCCCTAGCATTAAAAGTAACACCAGAACTCCATGAACCTCTATTAGTTCCAAGCTCTTGTGTAACTGATATTTCACCATTAGTATCAAATGCTAGAATTTTATTAGCACGAGCAGATGCACCCACAGTAAACTCTGTAGATGTCATTGTATTTGTTTTAGATAATTTTAAAGATCTTGTTACTTCTTCTTGCAACTGTTGAATTGCCATTGTTGCTCTGTCTAAACCTTCTTCATGAGATTCAGCAGGGAATGGATCGTTAGCGATATAATCTATTGCTTGTGTTTGTGGAATGTTACGTCTTAATACAACTGTCTGAGTTGATGTTGGAATATTACCTGATGTGAATATAACTGATCCACCACCTGATGCACCAGCACCTGTTACAGTATAGTGAGTTGTAATAGTCTTGATTGTTTCAGTTCCATCAGTAGAACGAATGATGACTTGAATATCTGAATCTGCGAATATCTTGAATGTGTATGAGAATGTAGTTGTAGAGTTATCACCACTATAACTGTTTCTAACTGTAGTTGAAGATATTGTCATAAAGTTCCTTTATTATATTTTAATGGTTGTGTCTATAGAGGTTTTAAAAAATAAGTTTGACCACGATTCTCTTCATGCTTTGTTTTCATTCTTTCAAAGAAACCTGGATCTAAAAATTCTTTAATATTATAACCAATAAGATAATCATAACCCCACCTTGTGTACCACATATTTATTATTGGTGCATTACCTTCTACTAACTCAAGTAATTTTTTACCCATTTTTTCTGGTTCTTTTGGATTAAAAATTAAATCAAGAATTTTTGATGCGTCAGAAGCTGTTGGTCCAGCAAGAGTTTCAAAGAAATTACTTCCATATTGATTTTGTATTTGACCAAGTATAAAATCTCCATAAATACTAAGACTACCACTTTGTGCTATAGCTTCTAAAATAGTTGATCCTTTAGTAGGATCTCTTGGAGATCTTCCTCTTAACATATCCTTTATTGACATAGCTATATATCCAGAGATTGTACCTGCTACTAACAAAGCTGTTAATCCTGCTACTTCAGCATATTTAGTATCGTCTGGACCATATCCTTTTAATTCTCTTTGAATAATATTTTTCCAAATAGTTACACCAAATGATTTAAACTGACCAATAAATCTTATACCTTCTCCAGCTGCTGTACCTTTTTCTAATCCTTGATTCATAAAAGCTCTAACTGCAGCATCTGGTTCTGGTGATGCTTTCATTGATTGATCTATTAAAACATTTCTCCATGTAATTTCTAAATCTCTTTTAAAATTTCTTATTTCTCTTTCACTAATATTTTTTCCAACATATTTTTTTATAATTTCATCAGATAATTCATTTACACCTTCTGCTGTTAAATATCTTTTGTTTTCAACATCTAATGTTTTTATTGATCTTAATAAATTCCACTTACCATCATCAATTCCATAAAGTTTTAAAAGATTTCTTTCTCTAACATTTAAAGATCCAAACGCTGTGTCTGCTAACATTCCATAATGACGAGATAATCCAAGAGCCATTGAAGATTTTAAATTAGAAACCCATCTGTTTAAACCAATCCATTTAAAAAAAGAATTTTCAATTTTACCAAATTTTCCAAATGAATCAGTTTGAGAATATGCATTTGTATTAGTATTTATTAAGCTGTTATTTGTAATACCAATTACTTCCATTGCTTGCTTATCTTGTGTTTTATATAGAGCATTTAAAGATTCAAAAATTCCTGTTAACAAACCTCTTCCTTGAAAATTTGTAGCACTCATATAAAAAGCTAAATCTGAAATTGAAGAAATTGGAGTAAATCCAAGTTTTCCAATTCTTTGAAATCCTCTTATAACCATTCCAGTCTTTGCTAAAGTTTGGCTTCCTATTAAGTTTACACTTCCATCTAATTCAGCAAGTTGATTTCTAAAATTTGAAACATTTAAATCTCTTATGTATTGTGGATTTGTGTCTTTGTATTTTTTTCTTAATAAAGATAATAATTTTTCTAATCCATTTTCAGGGTTAGTTCCTAAAAATTCAATTAAAGGAATATGTCTAGCAGAATTTTCTAAAACAGATAAAACACTTTCTTTTAAAGAAGGTTCTCCAAACGTAATGTCATACTCATGTCTAGCAACTGCATCTTTAAAGTGTAATACTCTTGATGCATTTAAACGATTAGCTACATTTTTAGTTCCATAAATACTTATTGCTCCACCATGTTTAAGGTGATCTCCAGATAAAAGTGAATTATATACATCTTTTAGTATTTCATTAATTTTTATTGGATCTGTTATTCCAGGAAATGTTCTTTTTGTATCTAATCTTTCTCTAATATATTCTACCCAAGAATTTCTATTTTCTTCCACAAGTCTAGAACTTTTACTTGCGTTAGCCATTTTTTCTGGATTGTGAACTGTTCTTGTTATCCAATCATCTAACTTTTGAATATTAGCTCCAAGATCATTTAATGTTAATCTTAATTCTTCTTGTGAATTTTTTAAAACACTAGCAATAGCTTTGGCTTCTTTAATTCCAGTATTAACGCCAAGCATTTCTTTTTTAATTTCTAAATCAATTTTTCCTGAACTAAAATCTTCCCAACTATTTTTTGATATGTTTTTAATTGCATTATATAATTTTGTTCTTTCACGTTCTGATATTGCTTTTTGTCTTGAACCTATTGAATCTCTTGTTATATTTGAAAACTCTTGTATTCCAACTAACATAGCCTCAACACCTTTTACTGGATCTATTTTTCCTCCAGAAGTTTCAATAGCATCTACTATTTTTTGATACCTATCTAAAACACGAATGTTTTGTTCTGCTAAATTCTTTTTATTTAATGCTTGTTGGTATTCAAAATTATCATATATTTCTTTTTCTAATATTTTTTTAGTTTGTTCTTCACCACTTCTAAATTTATCTTCATTAATCTTAATTTTAATCTCATCTAGGAATTCATTGATTTTTTCATCAGACAAAGAATTGCCTGATAACCTTTTCATTTCTTGAAAACATTTATCAAAAGTTTTTATGGTTGGTTTTTTAGCCACTGATGCTCCTTATCACACAATTAATTCCAGCGTTAAGTGAATCTTTTATAGTTGGCTTACTATTCAATGTATTGTCAATTTCTTTAATTATTTTATCATCATCTGAAAATTTTTCTAATAGATATTCATCTTTAATATTTAATTGTTTTTGTTGTAACTTAGTTCTTTGAACTATATTTTCAGCTTCAGTAACAAGATCACTGGTTTGTTTTTCTTTTAAAACTATATTTGATTCAGGAGAAAGTGTATTTGCTTGAGTAGCTGCAGAATCTACTTTTCTCTGTTCAATAGATAAATCATTCTTTTGCTTTTTAACTTCAAATATATCTCTTTCTGTTTTTTGTAAATTTCTTATATTTTGTAAATAAACTTTTGCAGAATTATAATCCTGCTTATCAACAGATTCTTTATATAATGTTTTAAATTCATTTATTTGATTTTCTATTCTGCTTAACTGTTCATCACCAATTCTAGTTTTATTAGTTATAACGTCAGCAGTATCAACGGCTTCTCCTTTTAATATTTTACCAACTGAATATCTTAATAAATCTTGTTGGTTCTCAGGAGAGATAGCACCTAATCTTTGATAAATATTTGGTTTGCCAGTTTTATCTGCAACAATATCACCAATTTTACCAAATCCAACATGGAGAGTAGAACCCATAATACCACCAAATGCCACATTAAAAAAAGAATCATACTTATCATAGTCAGCTTGTTCTGATCTTGCCACTCCATAAACAATAGGTTCAATACCAGCGTTACCAACAAATCCTTCTACAAATCCTCTTTGTAATCTTGCTACATTTTTTCCTGATCTTGCAACCATGTTTGCAAATCTAGCTTCACCAACAATGGGAACAAAAGCTGCACCTATATTTATTGGATCTAAAAAATTTGTAGCCATGCTAGCAAGAAAGAAAGTACCATAAGTATTTTGTGGTCCACGAGCCATAATGCTAGATCTTTGTTGTTCAATGTTTTTTCTATTAACTAAGTAATCAACTACACCTTCTCTAGTATCTTGTTCAAAGTATAATCCCATACCAGCATATTCTTTATTCAATTCATCTTTGTTTAAATAAACACTGCTTTCCATATATGCAGACTCTTGATCTGCTAATCTAAATAAAGAAGATGTTGGATTAAAATCCCAAGAACTTGCTATGTTTGCTTTTTGAGCTTCAAAATAATCTGTTTTAACATTACCAAGTGCAGATCCAATTTCTTCTTTGGTAGTTTCAAACTGATCAAGACTAAGAGGGATCATTAAGGAGATACGTTGTAATTTTGAGTATTAAATATATTAATTGGTACTCCAGTTACAGGCTCAACCATATCTGTGCTTTTTATTTTAGGATTCTTGTTAGGCATGTTAGCAAAGAAAAATTCTATTTTTTCTCCTTTTTTATTTACAATAGGAATTGTTCCATTATTTAAGTCAACATATAAAATAATACCAGTTGAATCGTTATTTAATAACCACTTAGAATGTTTTTTCATAGCGTTAATCATTTTTTCTTTTACAAAAGAATCAAATGTTTCTTTTGTTGATAGTTTAATATTTTCAGGAAGTACATTTTGAAATCCAATTAATTCTGCATAATGACCAAATCCATCTGTTCCATGAAATCTTTCAGCATAATCTGATTTTTCAACTGAAAATAAAAGTGCATCTGCTTTATCTTTAACTGCTGGTATATTAACAGGAACACCATTTACATCTTTAGGAATAAAGAAAGTTCTTGGTGATGTATCATAATCAGCTTTAAATTCTTTTGTAACAGTATCAACTGCTTGAGATGGAGTAATCTTAAAATTACTATTAACAACTCTGTTTAGAGCAGCACTATAAAGTGTTTTTTGTAATGAAAGTAAATATTCTGTTTTTCCCTGACCACCACTTTTTTGATTTAAAATAACTTCTTGATATTCTTTTGTTTTGTTAAAAATTTCTTTTTCCATTAATTTAAGTTCACTACCACTTAATTTATTTTTAGCCTGTTCTTCCAAATCTTTATTTGAGGCTGCTGATAAAATATCTTTTTGTAAAGAAACACTGTTTGTACTCATAACAACTTGTAAGTCATTATCTAAACCAGCTTTATTTAGTTGCTTAAATAAGCTAGGCATTATTTCTGGTCCATAAGTTGCTTTTAACCTATTAATTGTTCTAAGATTTTCATCTGCATTCTTAGTTCCTTTTAAACCATCAACAATTTCAACTACTTTATCATTTGGAACATAAGTTCTATATTGTTCTGGTACTTCTTTATCAGAATATATTTTATCCATAGACTGTTTATATATAAGAAATTTATTAGGATCTTGTATTGCTGATGCATATTCTTGTTTAAGTGATGGAAATGAATTTAAATAATATTCAGCAGCACCTTTTTCTTTAAAAGTTTTTGATCTATATATTAATTCTTTATTTACAGCATCTGTAACTTTTTCTCTTGCTTGTGGATTGGTAAATCTTGAATTAATAACATTTGTAAATAAAGCACCTGTGTCTGCTCCTTCATTAAACTTTGAATCAACTACTACTGATTTCCCACTTGCCTCTAAAAATTCTCCTTCTGCTTTTTCTCTTCTTGCCTGAGCATAAGATATAAATTTTACTCTGTCATTTAAATCAACTCTTGGATATAAATTTGGATCTTTTTTTAATCTATCTAAAAAAGTATTATCGTTACTTGAATCTTTTTGCATAGCTAATGTATCTATATCTTTATACATTGAATCTAATTCAAATTTCTTTTTGTTTGCACTTACAGTTGGATCTGGATCAGAAATATTATTATTAACATAATCTGCTGCTTTCTGTTGAGCAAATGGAATATCTATAGCACCCATAGTAAGCTCTGTATAAAGACCAGATTTAAAATCATTACCTACTTTTTTCTTTTCTTCTTCCATTAGTAATCTTGATTTTTGTAATGTTGCTAAGTTAATAGTTGAAAGAGAAGCATTACCTTTGGCTAAAAATCTTCTCTTAACAAAATTATTTTCTCCAGCTAATTCATTATCAGCAATAGATTGCATTATTTCTTTTCCTTCTTTTAAAAAAGAAGATGACGCTTCGCTTGGAAATGGATTTTTAGAATGCTTATCATAAGCATCATATAACTTTGGTAGTAATTTATTTTCATAATCTAATGATTTAATTTTAGCTTCTTCTTCTCTTTCTTTAATATAATAATCAGCAACTAATGATTGAGCTTTAGTAAAAATATCATTAGTAACTGGAACTTGAAAAGAAGTTTTAATTCCTCCTACTTCTGCTGTTGGTCTTGTTTGTGATTCAAATGTAGGTATTTTTGGCATTACATACTTCCTAGTTCTGATCTAACATATTGAGAATTTGGAGTTCCAGTTGGTTGTAAATAACCACCCATTCCAAGCAATGATTTTCCTGTACTCATTATAGTACTCATTTGTGCAGACTTAGCGGTTTGTCTAGCAACTTGTCCCTGTATTCTAAAAAAATTAGCTTCTTCAAATTTTCTTGCTTGACCAATCTTAGCATTATATTCCATAATATTTCTTTCAACTTCTGCCTGTTGTGCATTAGCTCTTAATATTCTTAATCCTGTTCCAGAAAAATCAGCACCAGTCTTTGCAATTCTTGTTGTAGTTTGTCCCTGTAATTGATCAAACTTTTCATTAAATCTTGATATATCAAATTCTAATTGTTTTTCAATCTGTGCTGCTTCTTGTGTAGCTATTTCTGCATTTCTATTTTGAATGGCTTGATTGTATTTACCTGCAGCACCTTGCTGTTGGTATTGCATAGCACCTAAGCCACCTACAATTAAATATGGTACTGCTGGTGCCATTAGAAAATCCTCGCAAATCTATAATGATCAGAACCATCAAAACCATAGTTCCTCATTAATCCTTCGTTACTTAATCCCATCCATTTAGCAAATCTAATACCAATACCAAAGTCTGCTCTTACAGCAGTTTGTATTCTTTTAAAGTTATGAGCTTTTGCTAACTCTTCAAAATTCTTTTTAATTGCACGAGCAATAGTAATAGGGTGATTCCAAATATCATAAGTTGCAAGAACCCAACCTTCTCCAACATTACCCCATATTCTTTTGATACCAGCTGATGCAACAATCTGTCTATTGACTGCACCTGTAAATGCTAATCCATTTTCTTCTAAATTCATACACTCATTCATATTATCGTTTACTAAAAAGTTTGCATCTAATTGCATAAGTTTATGATTCATTTGAGATTGCATAATTATTTTACCATGATCAGATATGTATGGTATAATTACTAATCTATCTTTATCTTCATTCATAATATTAACCATCATTTGTAATCAATTCTGGGTATAACGATAAAACTGTTAAAGGTAAAGGTTGAGTTTGACGTACAAATATAAAACCATCAGTTTCATAGTTGCCTCTAAACTCTACTTCCTTATCACCTGTAAATACTGGGATAGCTTGATCCATAGGATTAGCAGAAGATCTAAATGGTATTTCTTCCATATTAGATAAGTTTGGACCAACCTCTACACCAATAGATTCATATAATCTAATAGAAACATTAAATATTCTTTTTGTCTTAGCTTGAGATGTACCATTCTGTGAACCAGCATCTAATCTCATAGTTTGTAATAATGATGTATAAGGTAAACCTACTTTAACTTTAGTAGATGATCTTGCTAAAGTAATAGATCCACCAGATACAGTTCTATTTGGATGTGTTGAACCATTTGCAAGAACAGATACAACTTGTCCCTCAAGATGATCTAAACCAGAAATTGTAGTCGTTGCAGATCCAGAATAAGCAAGTTGTGAATCTAAGAAATTAAATTCTGTATTATCTGTTTGATCAAAATCAAATTCATTTAAGTATTCTACATAACGTCTTGTAACACCATTAATAGTACGTTTAACAATAACCCATGATTGATATTCTTTATCATCTGTAGGAATGGTTGCTATGGATTCGCATACTGCAATACCTGTACTAAATGCACCACCAAATATATGTTGATGCCAAGCAACAACTTGTTGTTCTCTTTGGTAAGTTAAACAAACTAATCTACCATCTTCTCTTACACACCAAATAAGTTGATTAGGTTCTTGTTGATAAGACATAGATTTAATTCCAGATTCTGAAATATGCTCAGCAAGAATAGTCATGTCAGGTGCTACATAACCATCTACATCAAAGTTATAAGCTAGTTCTCTAATCTTTCTTTTAGCACGTTGTAAAAATAAAGTTACGTTACCTACAGGAATAGCATCTATATTTGCACAACCATGGTTAGATTGTTTTTTAATTAATATGTTTGTTGGAGTTACAGGATCATCTGTACCACCACCTGATACTGAAAATTCACCACCTACTGTACCAACAATTAATGTTCGTGTTGATGATAAGAAACGAATAGCATTAACTTGGTTAGATGCGATTGTATAAATGATTGCATCATCATCAGCTATAGTGCCACCTCTATTCTCATCCATATTTTCATAATCACCTGATTTAGAAAAGAATAATGTTTGGGGTTGATCTGTTGTACCAGCAAATACTAATCGTTGTTCAAAAAAGGATACGCAAGAAGGATAACCTGTAGTATCTGACCAAGCTCCTAATGCCCAGTCAGTAGAACTAGAACCAGAATTAGTATCTTTAATAATAGTCCAAGTAACAGCAGTAGTGCTAGTGAATGCAGTAATCTTTCCATAGCCTTCTCTAAATCGTACTAATCTTCCTACATCCGTTGAAACAAAGGTAGCAGCAGAAGCTGTTAAATCTCTAGCTGTTCCTACAGTATGTGTAGATGAATTTAAAGTTACTGCTGTAATATTATCATCTAAGTATGGTCCATTAGTAAATTCAACATCTGTAATAGTCCAAGAGGTATGACCAGTTCTTGATAATTTCTTTGGTACATAATCAGGATGACAAATATACATAACGTCAGCTGATTGTGCAAATTTTAATTCTGCTAAATCTGCAGTTTCATAAGTTGTTGCTAATGTATAAACTCTATTTGCAACACCACCTGATACATAAGTTGTGTAAGAAGTTGTATTAACATTGTTGCCATCTATATCTTGTAAAGCAAATGTATCAGTTGCAACGCTTGCTACTTTAAATCTTTTACCATTTACTTGTGTCATTCCTACAACACCAGAAATAACAACAGTATCACCATTAGAGAAACCATGAGCTGTTGCTGTAACAACACCTGGGTTTGCTTTTGTAATTGCTGTGATTGTTTTATTAGCTTCTAAGATTGCACCACTGTCTTTATAGAAACGAATGTAATCATCTCCAAATTCTAAAATGTAAGTTTGTGTTGTTGAAAATTCAAAAGGTATTAATCTTGTAAATGCTGATGATGTTTTAACTTCAGCTACAAATGTTGTACCTGGTCTTCTAGCTGCAGAACCATGAGGATAAACAATCATGTTTTGTAAAGTCTTACAACCAGATGCGTATTTAGCTAGATCATTTCTACCATCTAAACGTGGTGATAATTCTCCACCTGTAAAGTTTGTTAATTGAACAGCAACTCTAGCCATGGTTTTTAAAACCTAGAGTTGATAAACGTATTTGAATCTACTACAGATGCCATACCCATTTCTTGATCTGTATTGTATCCTTCTGTTGAATCTACGAATCTAGCATCTTTTAATTTCTCTTGATATAAAGCATACATATTTTGTGCTACTGGATTAGATGATGTTACTGCATAAGCAATATCAGCAGCTAGTGCAGAACTTAATACTTCTCTAAGTAATTCATCATATTCATTAGGATCTTCAACTCTTGATATATATAATATTTTCATAGAAGTAGAATGAGATAAAATCTTTCTACCTTCTACAACATGATCAGATTCATAATCTAAAATTTTAATTAATCTTAAGCAATCTGATGGTAGTGTAAATTGTTTGGTAAATCCCCAAGCTGGTGCTTCTGTATCAGCTGGTAGTTGAGCTCGTTTTAATAAACAGTTCCAAGGATGATGTCTAAATACTGCATCTCTTACATTCAAATATCTAGCATTGCAAAGTCTTGCGTTCTTAGAATCTTCTGTAAGTGTTAAGATTGTAGATGCACCTAATTGATTTAAAGCTCCATTACAAATTTCTACTACTGATGCCATATTAGTCTTTCTTTACTACAATATTGTATTTTTGCCAAATCTCTTCTTGAGATAAACCCTGTTCATCTTCTTTTTGTTTATTTCTTAAATTAATCTTATTTTGTTTAATAATCTCAACTAATGCGTATCTATAAACATCACTAGATCCATTCCATTCAAAGTGCAATAGATGTTTAGGTTTTGCATAGATATCTAATAATCTTGGATCAAAATCACTTAGTGTCATTTTTAATAATGTACTTTCTTCTTAATTGTCTTGGTTTAACTTTAGCAAATATCTCTGCTTCTGTAAGTTCTAAATCTTTATCAAAACCATGATGTGCAGTTGATGTATGTTTAAATCTATCAACTAGAACATAGCGATAGATATAATCTTTATTTTGTAAATGTAAAATGGTTTTTATTTCGTTGGTTTTTTTCATTGATGAATAGTGGGGATTTTACTCCCCACTATTTTAAGTTAGTTATTAGCTAACTGTGTATTCAATAATGAAACTTAAATCACCAGCTTGATCTCCAGCCGCAGGAAAACCAATTCCTACGAAGTAAGTCAAAGCAGGATCAGAAGAAAGTCCAGCATCTTGCCAAACTTTTTGTCCCATTTTGTTTATATCTCTAGCTTCAAAAGCAACTTCAGTTCCTGTTTTTACAGCAGCTCTTAAGTCTGTAATCGCAGAAGCGTAAGCGTCAGCATCTACAACAGATAAATCCTGTTTGTATAAACCAACATCAGCAGTGATAACAGTACTAGAATCTAAATCATCGTTAAATAATTTGATTGAAGTAATGCTCGCATTGCTTGGTATAGGAGCTAGCATAACTGTGTCTGAAGCACTTAAATCGCCAGCAGCCAAAGCTATCGTTCCTTGAGCAACTCTTTTCACACCATGTAATTGTTGTGCAGAGTTTAATACTTGAGGAACAGTAACAAAATTAGTTACTATGTCTGTATTTACGTTTGCCATATTTTTATTCTCCTATTGTTAATTATTCGTCGCAAGCTATTTCGACAACTTTTTCTTCTTCCATTCTAGTTGCACCAATGCTCATAGCGTAATAAACTTGAGTGCTGTACGATTTGTCAGCTCTCTCATCAATTCTAGCTAGAACATCTTGACCAACCGCTAATTTAATAGCGTCTTGTGTGAAGGCGTAACATAGTCTGTCGTCAGTGTTAGTTGCGTCAAATTTTAATCTATTGCTAACAATAAATTTAAAACCTAGGAAAGAGTCTAATTGTCCCTGTGCTAGTGCTTTAACTGTATTGAAATCAGCAGATGTGATTTGCGTTGTTCCTAATAAATCAGAGATTTGTTTTGGTCCACATACAATATATCTTTGTATAGATGGATCAACATCATTTAAATCTAAGATTTTTTTAGCTTCTAATAGTTTAGCAATTGTTAAACCATCAGTTTGTG